GTCTACCCCACCGAGCAGCAAGCGGCGGTGCTGAACCGCACGTTCGGCTGCGTACGCCTGGTGTGGAACCAGGTCCTCGCGTGGCGGCACGCCCGCTACCACGCCGAAGGGATCAAAACGTCGTACGCGGAGACCGACCGGTACCTGACCGAACTCAAGCGGAACCCCGAGTTTGCGTTCCTGAACGAGGTGTCCTCGGTCCCGCTCCAGCAGACACTGCGCCACCAGTACAAGGCGTTCGTGAACTTCTTCGCCGGGCGCGCACGCTATCCCCGGTTCAAGTCCCGCCGTGGACGCCAGTCGGCCACCTACACACGCAGCGCGTTTCGCTGGCGCGATGGCCGGTTGTGGCTGGCGAAAATGGACGCCCCGCTGGAGTACGTGTGGTCCTGGCCCGACGTGGACCCGGCCACACTCAACCCGACCACGGTGACCATCTCCCGCGACCCGGATGGTCGCTGGTACGCCTCCATCGCCGTTGACATCGACGACCCTGAGCCGCTTCCCGCGACCGGGGCTGCGGTCGGTATCGACCTCGGGGTGAAGGACTTCGCGGTCCTGTCCACCGGCGAGAAGATCCCTAACCCGCGCCACCTGGAGCGCAAGCTGCGTAACCTGGCCCGCTACCAGCGGCGCATGGCCCGCAAACAGCGCGGCTCGAACAACCGGGCCAAGGCCAAGGCCAAGGTCGCCGCCGCGCACCGCAAGGTCCGTAACGCCCGGAAGGATTTCCTGCACAAGACCACAACCCGGCTGGTCCGCGACCACGACGTGATCGTGATCGAAGACCTCAACGTGCGTGGCATGGTCCGCAACCGGCACCTGGCGCGCGCGATCTCCGACTCCAGTTGGGGGGAGTTCCGCCGCCAACTGGAATACAAGTGTGAGCGGTACGGCCGCCGCCTGGTCGTGATCGACCGGTGGCACCCCACGAGCAAGACGTGCTCGGCGTGCGGGCACCTGCTCGCCGAGCTGAGCCTTTCCACCCGGCACTGGACGTGCCCGTCCTGCGGCACCCGGCACGACCGGGACATCAACGCCGCCAAGAACATCCTGGCCGCTGGTCGAGCGGTGTCGGCCTGTGGAGCTGACGTAAGTCATTCCGGGTCCTCCCGGGTGCGGTCGGCTGTGAAGCAGGAAGCCCAGCCCGTGAGGGCGGGACTCCCTCGCCTTTAGGCGGGGGAGGAAGTCAATACCACCGGAATCTGGAACTCTGCCGAGGAAATCCTTGAAGTTCAGGTTGAACGACGCCTTGTTGCTCACCTGTGATCCCTTCTGTGCTCAAACCATTCGACGATGGCGTCTACAAGTCCCTGTGCCACCACTATCGCAACGACGAGAATGGTGATCGCGACTTCGATACTCATCCTCGCTCCCATCTACTTACCAGTGAGTACACAACCAGCGAAACTGCCATGGCTGCAAGGGTAGCGAGGATTTCCATTCTCACTTCCGACTAGCGCGTGTTCTAGCAAGCGAATCCACTCGGACGACCCTTAGCTGGGGCCAGCGACCCCCTTATTCATCGCCCTCGTTGTGATTCACTGCTCCTCCTGCGAATAGAGCTCCCGATCCGGCCGCCTGGACTGCTCGATAACATCGCGGAGCAGTTTGTCCTGCAGCTCTGTGTTCGCCCTGATGTGATCCAGTACGGCTTCCTTGCCCTGCCACTTGTTGTCACCGAGGATGTAGTAGGCTCCCCGGCGCTGAATGATCCCGTATAGCACCGCGTAGACAAAGATTTCCTTCGCGGTATCGAACTCTCCACGCAGGAAACCAAGGAACGGAGCGTCACGGAAGTAGAAATCAACGGTGGCGACTTGCTGAGGGGGTGCAGACTTGTTCTTGATGGTCCGGAATTTGATCACTTGCCCAACTCGGGCCTTGCCATGTCCCGGACGGGTTTCATCAATGTATTCGTCCCGCTTTACCTCAACACGTGTGTAGAAAAAATAGTTCTTTGCGTTCCCACCTGGCGTGGTCTGCGCAGTGCCCTGCGGAGAGAACACTCCAATAGCGTCTCTCCACTGGTTAATGATCAGACCGGTAACCGGTCGATCATCACCGGTCAAACTTCGCTTGGTGGCCTTTCCCGCCTTGCGGAAAAACTTCCCAGTCAGCCTGGCACCAATAGCCATCACGGACTCATCCATGCTCTTCTCCGCCTCTTCAGCGGGAATGAGAGCCGGATAAGAATCCAGGACAATCAGGTCACACGCACGCCGCTCAGCAAACTGGAGCATGGTTTCATATGCCAGCTCCATATCCTGAGTGGGCAGCACAACGACACGTGAATTGTCCACCCCAATGGCCTCAGCCTGACCGACGTCATACTTCTCAGCTGCTACCCACAGGGTAACGAAATCCGGATTCTTCGCCTGGTTCGCGGCAACCGTCTTCAATGCGATAGCCGTTTTCCCGTGGCTTTCCTTCCCGATGATTTCGTGCCACTGATTGACTGGCCAGCCTCCCCCGAGGATGATGTCCAGCCCCAGCGAACCGCTAGTGATCCGGCCGGTTACGGCCATCTCGGATCCGGTTACAAGAGTTCCCTCACCAAGCTTTTTATTGATCTGGTTGATAAGCGCGAGGGTTTCCGGTGTCACGTTTCCCCTAGTTGATACTTGAGGCCATGCGGAGAGAGGTTAAATGTCTACCCGCATGGCCTCAACCGACGTATCAACTCTAGAGCCGAAGATCTTTATAAAAATTTGATTACGCTGCTGACGTCAGATCCGCCACGTCACAGGCACCTGCCGAGCAGGCGAGCTCCTGCACGCCCTGAGTGCAGTCCTCCATCTCATAGAAGGGGAGGTCTTCCCACCGGACCTCAGGGAATTCAGCACGGAGAGCGCGATAGGTGTCCTCGGTGATTTCCTGGTAGGGAGCCTGTTCGTACACGTGATCCTCGTCTGCATACGGCAGGAAGGTCACACCCGTCAAATCCTCAAGGTGCTCCCAGACCCATTCCCTGACCTTGTCCCACTCGTCCCTCCGCACACTAACCGTGACTGAGGGATTGTGCTCACACCAATAACGCCTGTAGACCAGCCAGTGCTCCAGATGCTCAACGGCCGACAGGTCGGCACGGGTCACCGCGCCCTCCGGAGCGGCGATAGGGAAAGAAAACACCAGCGTCTTGTCCGGAGCCGTGATATCCGGCTCACACGGGACTCCGCTGTCCCGCATAAGCTGCGCGAGCGGATCCTTGATATCCGCACGGACTCTCCTGATGTAGTACCGCGCATGCCAGGGGTGGATTCCAGAAGCGGAGCCAGCCAGCTGAGAGACAGTCCCAGAGGGCTTGACGCACGTGATGGCAGCGCTTACCGGAATGCCGATTTTCGTCGCCTCAATGGCGTTAGCTGCACGAGCCTCCGTACGGAGGATGGCCAGCGCGTCACCCAGCTCATCGGTAGTGTTAGCCGTCAACGGGTTGTCATAGATTCCCGTCAGAGACACACCGAGCAGGCGCTCTTCCTCAGCGTTGCGCCTCCACTGAGGTCGCAGGAAGGGGAAGTCCGTCAAGGTTGACTGCCAGGTCCCGAGAATCGTGGCGAGGCGGCCCTTCCAGCGCAGAAGGTGCAGATCATCCTTCGGCCTGACGATAACCTCAGTCAGGTTGCAAAACGACATAGGCTTAAGGATGATCTCACCGCACGGATTGGTTCCGTAACGGGCAGTAATGTCCCGGAGGCCATTACGAGCGGCCTGCCGCTGCGCGGAAGCGCGGTTGAAGATCCCACGCTCACCTGAGCCGCTGCTTACCAGAGTGTCCCATTCGCGGTTGAAATCCTCGCGGCTTGGCTTGTCATGGTAGACGGCGCTGATATTGGCCAGTGCGCGATGAGGATGGGTTGTCCACCACTCGCCCGATTTCGCAGTGGCCATCTCCTCATCGTCCAGATCACTAAGCGCAATCATCGCCGAACGGCGCACGCCGCCTACGACCACCACGCTTGCGATTTTGCAGACGAGATCATGCACCTCAATCGGACGCAGCTTCCGGCCGCGAGCGCTGTTAAGCAGCTCAATCGTGTACTCAAAAAGCTCGCGAAGAGGCTCCGGTCCGCTGGCACGGCCGCCAAAGGTCTTCAGACGAGAACCAGCCGGACGCACCTGCGACAGGTCATAGGTTGGCGTGACGCCGTACTCCCACAGGTAGCTGATCAGTGAACGATACGCGGTCGCCCACCCAAGCTTGGAGTCACCTACGATGATATTCGGAACGTTCGTCTCCCTTCGGGCCTCAGCAACCGGTGGCAACTGGTCCACGTAATAGCGCTCAACGCTATAACCAACACCGGTGCCGTTCATCAGGATAAACAAGATCTCTGAGAACGCAGCCAGATCATCAATAGGCAGATACGAGCAGTTGTACCCGGCCACATTTGAAATATCCAGAGCCGGACCTGCCGTCATGAGTGCCCGCATAGACGGCATAATCTCAAGATTCTTAATGGCGTAAGCGATCTCGTCCACAAGCACAGGATCCGGAACGTATCCGTGCTTGCGCTTCAGATGCGCCACCATGAAATCCATATAGCGCTCGACAGACTCTACCCACTTCTCCCGCCGATTCTTTTCGTCCAGGTAGCGGGCGTAGCGGGAAAGGGCGATGAACTGGCTGTACGGGTCGATCAGAGACCCGTCAAGGGCGAGAACGCTCAAGGTCTTGTCCTTACGGGTGAGAAGTTTATGGATTAACCAACCTTATGGATTAACCAACCCGGGCGACGATGTGCGAAGGGTTGTAATTACTTGTTCCGTCGTGAATCTGACGCGCAGGCTGGACAGGCATTGAACTATCACCAGGCAAACCTGCGTCGGTGCCCGACTGAACAATCGGAAAGCCGCAGTCATAGCACCGTTTCCGAGCATTTGTGTTGGGTGGTGCCATATAGTTCTGCGAAGCGCACCCGGGACAACGATCGGTCAAATGCGCAGACCGGAGCCCCTTAGGAATGCGGATCTCCTGATCTGCAAGCTGCTGAGGCTGAGGCTGCTCCTGAGGCTGCTCCTGAGGCTGATACGGGTTCTGATCCCACCACGGCCGATATACAGGCGCTACAGGAGCTCGATCCGCGATAGTGAACTTCCTGCCACGCATCTCGGCAAGCTTCTGCGCCCAGAACCCAGTCATTTCACAACCCTCTCCGAGTAATGCAGAATATCGGCTTCGAGCAGATGCGCGATAACTATCAGTGTCCCGATTCTGATAAGCATCGCGTTCTGCATCTCAGCCTCAGCCACAACTTCAGGAGGTGGCTTTTCACCGTCTCCACTCAGGATAATGTGCATGACCATCTCAGAAACAATCTGAGCGAGACGATTCACCTCAAAAACTAGTGGAGCAACGCAAGCAAGGCGGTGCTCACTTTCGGCCCGAGCAATTTTCAATCCCTCAGTACTCGGCGGGACCAGCCCGGCACGGCGCATAATAGGTAACGGATCCTTGTTGTGACACAGATCCATCACCACGTTCTGACGCAATCGAGTTGTCACGTACTCCTGCTCTTCTTCAGGAGTCACTTAGCATCACTCCACCTCTCCACAATGGCCAGCTCTCCGGTAACAGGAACGCGGAACAGTTTCTGAATCTCTTCTCCCGTTGCCGCTTCTCTCACCGCCTCTGCGACTTCCTCGCTAATGTCCTTCGGAGCGTGGACCACGATTTCGTCGTGTACAGTCAAAATCATTGTCGCCCCCTTGGGAAGGCGCTTACGAAGCCGCACCATGGCGAGTTTCATCAGGTCTCCTCCGGAGCCCTGAATGTGGGCATTGAACGCCTGACGCTCAGCACGAGCCCGAACCTCATCGTTAGAGGACAGAAGCTCAGGAAGTCGGCGGTAGCGTCCAAGAAGCGTACGAACATGCGGAGGCTTTTGCCTCCGGGCAGTGCTGATCACATAGTTCCTGTAGCGATAGATTTCCGGAAACATCTTGCGATGCGTGGCCATATGTGTCTTTGCCTCATCCACGCTGATACCAGCCATGTCAGCAACGGTAGCCGGACCAGCGCCGTACACGATCGCAAAGTTCAGACCCTTGGCCACTGACCGCATTTCCTTTGCGACCGTCTCAACAGGAACACCAAACACCAGCGACGCGGTCATCGTGTGAGGATCGACACCGTCCCAGAAACCGTCAAAAAGTGCTCCCTTGCCAATGAAGTGCGCAAGCAGCACCAACTCAATCTGCGAGTAGTCGAAGACCACTAACACATAGCCAGGGTCAGCGCAGTAAGCGCTGCGGATCCGCCGACCATCCTCAGTTCGCGAAGGAATGTTCTGAAGGTTCGGGTTGGACGACGAGAACCGGCCTGTCCGCGCACCAACAGGGTTGAAGCTCCCATGGACACGGCCGTTGATGAGGATGCACGGTTTATCCGGATTCCCCTCAACGCCGAGAATCCCATCCACGTAGGTGCTGATCAGCTTCTCAACAGCCTGGTATTCGAGAATCTTTTCGACTACCGGATTCTTGGCGTAGGGCTCAAGCGCATCAGCTTTGGTGGAATAGTCGTAAATGCCCAGCTTCTGGCCAGTCTTCTTTTTCTTGATGCCGCCATCCGTCAGCATCATCGGCTTTAGCCCCTGCCCTCCCTTGCTTTTCGGCAGGTACAGAACCTCTGCCTTCTGCCGGGAAGACCCAAGATTGAAGACTTTGCCAGCGCGCTTATAGACCTCTGCCTGGATATCGACCTTGCGCTTCCTCAGCTCATCTCCAAACTCCCTCAGGACGGACGCGTCCACGGGAGCGCCGTGCATCACCATGTCCAGGATTCCGGGGATGTTCGCCATCTCCAGATCGCACAAGTCCCGAATCCCGAGCTTGTCAATCAGAGGATCAAGCCTGAGATAAAGCAACCATGTGAAAAGACTGTCCAAGTAGGAGTAGCGAGCAACCTGCGAGAAAGGAAACCGGTCGACACCTGTTCGCCCAATTTCCTCTTTGTCGTAGTCAACGCCCCAGATCCTGTTCACTTGAGCCTTAAGGCTCTTCAGCTGGTTCTCATCAACCAGAGCGCACGTGATCTGGGTGTCATAGTACGGCTCCGCAGGCGGCTTACCTCCTCGGTATTTCGCAATACTGCCCAGATCAAAAACAGCGTTGTGCGCGATCTTGAGGCGATCCGACGAAAACAGAGGATCAAGCGCCTCAAACACCTGTGACGGGCGAAGCTGCTCCGGCGCTTTAGACCAGATGTGAACCGTACGATTCTGAATTTTCCCGGTTTTCGTCAGCCTTGGCTCCTTTTTCTGGCCAATTATCCGGTCACCACGTTCGTGACCCATCGGAATGGTGACCGCCATCCCATACGTGGCAAGCGAAATCCACGTCACCGTGTTGTACGGCGGGATATTCCTATGCGGATCAACAGTTTCAACATCAAAAGAAAACGCGCCGTGCCGAAGAAAATGACGCACTACGTGCTCAAGATGGTCAGTAGAGAGCACGATATTACGGCTGTAGGCCACGATTCCCCTCTGATTATTGCGCGGAAGTGACGGCCCGCTCGCTGATGGTGGTCAGGCACCAGCGAGCGGGCCGTTTGTGCCGATCAGGAAGAACTCAGCTGATCAGCGACGTCCTCAAGTTCCTCACGGGAGTTGTAGTAGACAACGGAGGCATCGTACGCCTCCCCATTAAGCTGCTCCAGCTCATCCTTTCCGATCAGCGTGAGCCCATCCGCCTCCACAACGGACGGGTCAACCGGATAAATCAGATAGTTGGTGCTGACACCGGTACCGGTCCGCTTGATCTCCCAGTACAGGTCGTCCCGGTTGATCGGATTCGTCCTAGGCTTTTCCGAAAAGGAATGGAGGGTGTTGGCGGTACGGAGACCGGTACGCCAGATCATGACCTCCCGCGTAGGCCACATCCACCACGTTGAAAAGAATGTAATGCCGAGGCGGATCACCGATCTCACACAGAGGGCAATCTTCCTCAGGACCGGTGTACGTCTTTCCCCCGACCCAATGAGCGTGGTAGGTGGCGAAGGGATCCTTTTCGAGGAACTTCACGGTGACCGAGTCACCATCACCAAGCTTGAGGTACTTGGTGCGACGCGTGGCATGAGAAAGACGCTTAACCGCGTCCCAGCCGCGAGACACCTGGGAAGATCGCCGCACGATACCAGGACGTGAAGCAGAGCCCTGCTGCTCGTAATTGTCGGGCGCATCCACGTCAGAGTCATACGGCTCATCATGCCGCCTCACGGCACGACGCACAGGGCGCGCCATCACTGATCACCTATCACCTTTCATCAGATGCACATAACTATCATCAGACGCGTACTGCGAGATCTTCCTAAGAATCGGACGGAAGTGATCAGTTATCATTTCTTCCGCGATATCAAGAAGCTCGTCGGGCGTCTTACCCGGGTAGTCTTCGTCGGAAATTTCTACCGTTATCGTATCTTCCCGGAATTCGTACGGTCCGGTATTTATGTGATGCGTTGTAGTGCGAGATACCCTCACGCAGCGACCGCCTCTTCCCTCCGCAGGTCCGCAAACAGCTTGTGCGCCTTCGCCGCGAACTGCGTCTCCCGGATCGGGCGCTGATGCGGGTAGAAGACGCCCTCCTCGATAGCAATCTTGATGAGCCCAATGACCTGGGCTCTCGTGTACAGGCGGCGTGATCCCCGAATATCCTTCCCCTTCTTACGGAAGGTCGGCTTAGGAATGATCCCCTCCCGCTCCCACTTTCGCAGAGTGACGCTCTCCCTGTTCAGAGCCTTAGCCAGCTGACCAATGTCAAAAAACTGAACCCTCTTCCCGTTGACCGGGTATTCCCTGGCCTTGAGCCCAGCAAGAGGGTCACGACCGCCATCGGTCCTGGGTGTCGGCTTCCAGGGAAGGCTGCTCGGGACAGTGGTGGTCACTTGATCTTCTCCAGGGCGTACTTGATTTCGGTGCGGATACAGGACTCCAGCTCTGCCTCAGTAATCCGGCCCTCTTGCTGGCAGGCGTAGAGAGCGTCCGTGTCCAGCTCCGTGATGGTCACCTGCCGGTAGATAAGGTCCGTGATTCCCTTCTCTTCGGCCAGCTGGCGAACTCTGTCCTCGTCAAGAGTGGTGCTTACCTTCCGACGGCGGACAAAGCCCTTATAGGTGGTGTCGCCCACAGTCAGCGGAGTGGTCAGCTCCACATACTGCGAGCCCTTTTCATCTACCGATCCGCTTTCCTCGGCAATCTTCAGCAGCTCACGACGGATCTCGTCCTTGCGCTGTATAAGACGCTCAAGCTGCAGAAGCTGACGGAAAAGGCGCTCAGCGTCGGTCAATCTCGCAATGCCCACAGTGGCATCACTGGTGCTGGTCCGGACTCGTCTGATACGACGAGGGCGGCGAGCACGACGCATGCAGGAGCGTCCTTTCCGTCTCGGTAGTTGGTACGCCCCCACAAGGGGGCGTTACTTTACTCCGGTTTTGGGCCGGACACAACACCATCTTGCACGATTGCGCCTGTTTATTTGTAATGTGACGCTCTGTGATATCTACGACATATAACAGTTGGTTTAACCAACTCTACGCAGTTATGGGAACGTTCCCACAGGCGCTTGCTAGTTTCGCCACATCGGCAACGAGAGGACATGGCGGCACAATAGCACCAAAACGGACATACAGATCAGACGCAGGTAAACAAGAAATTGGTAACAATTCTGTCACGCGGCGAGAACCTGCCGGATGTGCGCCGTCAGGCTCGTCACCTCGTCAGTGATCATGCCGCCATCAGCGCCGTCAACAACAGCCCGCGCCACACGTCCCCGCAGGTCGAGACGATCATAGGTGCGCTCCTCAATCGTCCCCGCCGTGACAAGATCCACCACGTTCACACGCTGATGCGCTGAGCTGGCACGCACGTGCCGGGCGTCAATCTGGGCACGCTGCCCGGCGCTACGAGCCGGGTCGACGTTGATCAGCCAGTTCGCTGCGGGGAGGTCGACGCCGTACGCGCCAGCGTGGGACATGAGGCAGAGCCGAAGATCGGGATTGGTCTGGAAGGCATTGACGGCGGCCTGACGGCTGGCTGCGTTCATGCCTCCGTGGTAGACGACATGGCCGGTAAACAGGGTTTCCAGGTATGTCAACAGTCCCCGGAACCGCGTCACTATGATGACCTTCGCCTCTGGGTCATCCCGGAGGATCCTGTCGATCTCCGCTCTCAGCTTGAGGATCTTGGCGGACTCAGGAAGATTCGTCAGCACCCCAGAATCCACCAGCGTCCTGGCGTATCGAGATGGGCTGCTCTCCAGGAGCGGAGGATGGGTCAGCAGCTGCTGCGCCGCCAGATGCACCGCCATGACGCGGCCCGCAGGAGTCCGCTCATCCGGACGATCACCGTTGTAATAGGACAAGACGTCGAACTGCTCCCGACGCGGGAGCTGCTCAAGCTCGGCCGCGAGATCGGCCATGATCTTCCGGTACACGGCCGCCGTTGCATCATCCATGCGGACCGTCCAGCGCTCCCTGTTGAGCTTTGGCATGTACGGCGCGACCTGGGGGTCGTCAGCGCGCAGCCGAAGCATGGCGGGAGCAATCTTCTTGTGAAGGACATGCGTATTACGGTAGCCTTTTACGTTTCCCCAATAGTCGCGGATGATGTAAGCCCGGTCGAAGGCTACCTCACTGCCGAGCAAATCCGCATCTAGCCATCTATAAAGCTGGAACAGCTCCTCCAGCCGATTCTCTATAGGCGTCCCGGTAAGCCCGAGCTTGTAGGGNGCTTTGAGCCTGCGGACCGCCCGGGTGACCCTGGCTGCCGGATTTTTGATCACGGTCATCTCGTCCGCGATGATCAGACCAGGACGCATCCGCAGGAACTGTGCNCGATCCGTTACGACCGTCTGATACCCNGCTATCACGTACTGGGGATTGAGGGACGAAATCTTCTCGTAGGCGCGCCGACGCTTCTCCGGCCCCCCGTCAACAACGATGCAATACCGTTCCTCAGGCACGATGAGGTAATCCTCACCAGCCTTGATCTCCTCGGTCGCAACATCGGTGAACTTGGCGATAGCGGCTGCCCACTGCCATTTCAGCCCGGCAGGACACAGGACCAGCACCTGGTCAATCTTGCCGAGTCCGAGCAGTTCCTCGGCCGCCGCTATCGCCGTGATCGTCTTTCCCAGACCCATATCGAACGCGAGCAAGAAGTTCCCGCGTTCGATCAGCTTGTCAACCGCCGGTTCCTGGTACGGGTAAAGCGGGACCTTCATTACCACACAAACTTGAACGCGGCGGATCAACTCGAGTTATTCCCGGCCCGAAGCAAGGGAAGAAGCGTGGCCGGAACCACCGTTTCCACCATGATTCTGATCTGTTCCTCCGTCATCTCACCCGGATCTTTCCCCTTAAGGCCCGGAATTTTCCGGTAGTCGGGAACGGCAATCCTCAGCCCGCTTCCCATATACCTTCCGTACAGTTTGTCCCGAGCCTGACGGCCGGGAGCATCATCATCGAATAGCGAGATAAGCAAGTCTGTCCGCTTAAGAACGAGCTTGAACTGCTCGTCGGAAACGCTCGCACCGTAGGAAGAAACAGCTCCCTCATACCCAAGAGAGTGCATCAGCACGGCATCAAGCGGGGATTCCAGGAGAAACATTCGGTCAACACCCACCGGGACAGTTTCCAGCCCGAACAGGCAATGACTCTTCTTCAAGCGCTTGGGGTAGTTACTGAAGTACCGATAGTCTTCGGCTTTTTCCTGCCAGCCGATAAGCTTTCCAGTCTCATCCCTTACTGGGATAATCCAAAGATCACGCTCCCGATCCCACAGAACCCCATAGCGCTCGCATGCCTCAATGGTCAGTCTGCGCCGACGCAGAGCCCACCGAGGTGGTGGAACGAACAGAGCAAGCGATGCCTCGCTTATTTCCTCTACACTGCTGTCTTTTTCTCTTTTGGCGAGTATCCGTGGAACAGCTTGGATCGTTCCCTGCTTGTGGATCCAGCTGATCGCCTCATCGATAGACGCACCAAGCATGTACGCGACCAGCTGCGGAAAATTCCCGGAGAAGTGACAAGACCAGCAGTTGAAGACGCCCTTGGCGATGTTGATGTTAAAGCTTGGCTTCCTGTCGGCCCGGCCCAACCGCTCAAAGTGGGCCGGGCACCAGCAATTTATTTCCCCTGAATCCGTTATCTGATTGACCCTGATGCCGAGCTTGTGAACAGCCCCGACGATGTCCCCAGGGATCACATTGTTGGATTCCCGAGGTTTCCTACGAAGGCTAGTTCTTCCCCTCATCATGCGTACGAGAACGAGAAGTCAACGTCCTTGAACGATCCGAACTCTTCAGCGACCCCCTCATCACCAAACGGGTCATACGGCAGCTCCTCAAACACCGGGGGATCCCAAATCCACCGGTAGTAAGCTTCCATAGGACGCGCATTACGAGCAAGAAGCAGCTTGATCTTGATGATGCCCGGATCCTCGGTACGCTCTGCACCAAAAACAGCGTCCGAGTCCTGTACAAAACTGGAGCTGTAGCCGACCGAATACGTAGTCAGCTTGTTTCCGCTCATTTTTGATTCAAGGGCCTGGGTGGCAATGACGATGGGAAGTCGCAGCTGCTGCGCAAGGCGCTTCAAGCCACGGGTGATGTTGGTGAGGGCCTGAGGACTCCCGGATGGCTCCCCGTTTTCGTCCTGCATCATGTAGACACCGTCAACGAAGACGATGTCCGGCTTGACGGACTCAATCTTTGTCCTCAAACCAGTCAGGGTCATTACAGACCCTGTGTCCTGCGTCAGGTAGAAAGAGGGGAGCCTCTTAGCAAGATTGACAGCCTTAACGAGCTTCTTCCGTTCAACAAGATTGAGCGTACCGCGGATCAGACGAGTGTGGGACACCTGCGCACGAATGGCGTCCAGGCGTTCCATCTGCTCGAAATTGCTCATTTCGAAGCCGACGAACAGTGGCGACTTACCGCTCATGTTCGAGGCGTTCGCCATGAGCAGCATCGACGTGCTTTTGCCGACCTTAGGGGGACCAACGAATGTGATCAGCTGGCCAGGCTGGAAACCGCCAAGTGACTCGTCAATAGAAGGAAACCCGCTAGGAATGCCCCGAAGGCCACCTGCCAGCTCAGACAATTTCTGGTAGTGCTGCAGACGCTCATCAATGTTCTCTGCAAGATCAACGTCGCTTGAATGAATGTCCAGCTTGGCGACGTCAGCGAGCGCCGCATGCAGCCTGGAAAGAACACGATCAACATCCCCGCTCATGTGGTACTGAGCGGCATCATGAATAGCACGTTCCATGATGGCCATAGTCCGGTGCTTGACCATCCGCTCTGTCAGGTACTCAAGCCCTTCAGGGGACTTGACCAGCTTGTAGGTCGGGTAATCGGACTTGACGACCCCAACAGAGGGAACATTGCCATACTTGGAAACGTGCTCCAGGATCAGCTTCCAGACCCGAGCAGACGCGGGGTCGGAAAACCAATCCGGAGTGATGTTAGCTGCGGGACCGAGTGTCCCCTCTTCAACCACGCGGGAAATCAGAAGGTTTTCAACGTCCACGTCAGAAGCGCCCAATCTCCGTGACGTTGTGCTCAGTAACCAAACGACCCCAACTCCCGTACTTCAGGATGTGCAGCGGGTTGGCGGTGTAGATGGCAGCTACATGCTTCATGTTCGGCAAATTCTTGCCAAGCGTGGTCGGATCATACGACCACACAGAACGAACAGGGATAGCCTGACGATCCAAATACTTGGCAAGCGCCTCTGCGAACTCCGGAGGACCGAGGGTGATCACCTCATACTCCTGGCAATCAAGCCAGGAACGATTAGTGATCGCCTTCGCGGCAAGCTCATTCAGCTGCCACCGAGACAAAGGATCCTTAAGCCGCCATGATCTGCGTACACGGTAGGGATCCTTCCAGAATTTCGCATCCTGCGGAGGAATCCCAAGAAGGTTCTCCCACTCCACCAGGAGCCTGGGAAGCAGCTGATTACTGATGTCACCATGCTCCATGGCCATACTCCGCAGGGTCGAGAAAGAGTATATCCCGCCTACGCGGGAAACCGATCCCTAACACGGCATATTCCGTGCCGTTTTCGCCACGGTCGACGACGAACATGTTCGTCTCTTTGAAGTAATAACCCTGTTCCCAGGCGGCGACCGCCATCAGACGCTCCATACGGTTGATGACCTCCGTGCGTTCTTCCGGACCGATCTGATTGGGAACCACGGCGTTGCGCAGGAAAACCTTGATGC